GTATTTACAAATATATGTTTGATGAAGATTTAACATCACTGTATCCTTGTATTATTATGTCTTTAAATATAGGTAAAGAAACAATGGTAGGTAGAATTGTAAGTAATACTTTACCTGAGAATTTAAGGTATAAACCTTATATGAATGCTGAAACAGGCTTGCCTATCCCTTCAAGAAATAATTATTTAGGATTAAATGACTTAAAGAAAAAAGACCCACAAGAAGAACTTACAATAGAAAACGCTAAAGGAAATCGTACTAAAATTAAAATAGAAAATTTAATTAATCTAATTGAAGATATGGAAATGGCTGTATCAGCAAATGGTACGTTTTTTAGAACAGATAAAAAATCCGTATTATCAATTATTTTAGATAAATGGTTTAATGAAAGGGTAAAATATAAAAACCAAATGAAAAAAGCCTATAAATCAGGTAATTCAGAGTTAGGTTCATCTTTTCATTTAAAACAATATACCATGAAAATTTTGCTTAATAGTTTATATGGTGCAACTGCCTTACCAACATTTAGATATGCAATGAATAAAGCGATATTAAGTGAAGCAATTACTTTAAGTGGCTGGAGAATCATTCAAGAATCAGCTTTAGCAGCAAATAGACATATTAATAAATTAATGAAAACAGAAGTATAATGGCACTTTCACCTCAATCAATAAGAAAAAATGTTCAAATTAAATTTGATGGTAAAATAGTAGATAAAAAAACAGTACTAGAAAAAAGTGAATCTTGGACAGAAAAGCAAATAATATTATTTAAAAAATTTCTTAAACAAGGTGGGAAATGTAAAATACAAGGTATATTGATTGAAGTTATTCCTCCTGACCAGTTAGTAACTTCAAAAGGTGAAAAACCTGGGGGGATAATAACAGTACCCGGAATTGATCAAAGATTTTAAAATGAAACATATAGAAGACGTACCATGGATGATTTGTGATGAAGGAGATGTAAACTACTGTGCTTATGTAGATACAGATAGTAACTATTTTCATGCTGAACCTATCTTAAAACACTTCTACCCTGATTTTGATGAAATGTCTGATGAAGATAAGGATGAAAAACTTGAAAAAGTAGCTCTTAAATATCAAGACATCATTACAGATTCTTATAATACACTAGCTAAAGAATGTTTTAATGTACCTACACATAGACTTGAAATGAAGACTGAATGTGTAATTAGATCAGCTTATTTTAGGAAAACTAGAAGATATGCTCAATGGATTACTAAACAAGAAGGCATAGTAAAAGAATCACTTGATATAAAAGGTCTTGAATTTAAAAAAGCTAATTTTCCACCTGTATTAGGTAAGTTTTTTAAAGATATTTTAATTGATGTTTTAAAAGGTTCTACACAAACTGATGTAGATCAAAAAGTTAAAGAATTTAAAAATCAAATATTAAGTGGAGATATACCTTTAGTTAAATTAGGTAATCCAACAGGAGTAAAAACATTAAATAAATATATGGGGCGTAAACCTAAAGCAGGTGAAATGTTTACCCAAATGATTAAAGGTGCTCCTGTAAGTGCTAAAGCAGCTGCTGTGTATAATGATTTAATTAGATTTTGGAAATTAAATCAAAAACACTCTTACATAGCACAAGGTGATAAAATCAAATACATTTATTTAAAACCAAACCCATATCAAATAGACACATTAGGGTTTTTAGATTTTGATTTACCTGAAAAGGTAGTAGAATTTATGGAAAAATATGCTGATAGACAAAAAATATTTGATGCTATACTACTTAATAAATTAGAGGGTTTTTATGATGATTTAGGTTGGTCATTAAATTTAAATCCTTATAAAGATAAGTTTTTTAATTTTAGTTAGGTTATTTTATAAAAAATTATTATATTTAAATATGGTTAATAAGTTAATTTTACAAAGTGTTATAAACAAATATTACCTTGGTGAGGTAGAATCTGTTAAATGGAAAATAAAAGATAAAGTTTTAACAGTAGATTTTATGTCTATAAATAAAGAAGTAATAGGAAATGTTACCCACACTGATATTGACATTGAAGATAGTGATTTAGCAATCTTTGATACTAAAAAACTATTAAACCTAATAAATATCACCTCAGGTGACCTATTAATTACATTAGAAAAAACTAAATCTATATGTACTAAATTATATCTTGCAGATAGTGATTTTAATTTAACTTATGCTTTATCTGATCCTTTACTTATATCTAAACCTGGTACTGTAGATGAAGTAAAATGGGATGCAACTTTGCCTTTAGAAAAAGAACAAGTAGATAATTTAATTAAAGCTAAATCTGCTTTAGCAGGTATAGGAAATATGACTTTATCTCCTGATAAAGATTTAGATGGAGGTGATTTATGTGTTGTTACTTTTGGAGATGAACAAGGCCACAATAATAAAATTGTTTATAATTTATTAGGAGATATAAGACAAGCAGATGTAAGTATCCCCTTTAATTCAGACATGTTTAAAACTATATTAAATGCTAATAAAGATTTAGAAGAAGGGACTTTATATTTAAGTTATCAAGGTTTACTTAAACTAAAATTTAAGTCTGAAAACACTACAAGCACTTATTACATGATTCGTAAAGAAGAAAGTGCTTTTTAATATGTATTAACAAATAACATTGTAGCTAGAGCACAAGTTATATTTTTATAAACCCGAGCAGCTAAGGCGCTCACAATAATTAATGATATGAGTACATTAGAACACACTCCTTTCGATATTTTATTTCGAAATTTTTTCAAAGCAGATGAAGCATTCGCTCCTGCATTAAATTCAAAACAACCACATCCTTTAAATATCTTTTATGATGACCAAGGTCTTCATTTTGAAATAGCCTGTACTGGATTAACTAAAGAAGATATTAAAATTGATATAGAAGGAAATGAAATTAAAATTCATTACCTTAAAACAGACCCTGAACCAAGTTTAGAGGGTTATATCTATCATGGTTTATCAAAAAAGTCGTTTAGTTTAGGATATAAAATAGCTCCTAAATTTAATATTGACTTAACTGAAGCTAAATTAGAACATGGTTTATTAAATATTTTTATTCCTTTAGTTGAAGAAGCTAAGAAAAAAATTGTAAAAATTAAATAAGTTTTATTAAAAAAGCGTGCTCTAGCGCAATATTTTTTGTACATTTATACGAATAAATTTAAATTTAGTTATGCCAAAAATTCAAAAAAGAGGCCGTCCCTCAAAAGACAATCAATCACAAGACCCAAATTATTGTGTTATTAAAGATCCTTTAATGGAACCTTTTTATATTCAAAAAGATCGTTATAATTATACTGTTATAGAAAAAACTATTTCTACTAGAGGATTTGCAGGTAAAAAAGCAACAGGAAAAGAAGTTGAAAAAGTAGTAGGATATTATTCAAGTTTTGCTAATGCCTTATATAAAATATCTAAACTTAAATTTTATGATGCTAAAGGTGAATATAATTCAATCCAAGAATATATGGAGACTTGGCAAAAATTAAAAAATGGATTAAAATCATTATTAAATAAAATAGAAATATGAAACTAGAAGCATTATTTGACGCTATTATAGTAAAACCAATAGAGGAAGAAGAAACAATGTATGGATCTATTGTTGTACCTGATGCAGGTAAAGATAGAAATGAAAAAGGAGAAGTAATAGCAGTTGGACCTGGATGTGAGTATGCAGGAGTTGGGTTTGTAGAAACCATAGTAAAAGAAGGAGACATTGTTATTTTACCTACAATGGGATTTTCAAAACTTGAATATAAAGGAGAAGAATATTATATTGGAAGAGAAAAAGAAATCCTAGCAAGAATTAAATCAGAAGAAATAGAAGAAAATTTACCGTTTTAAAAATAAATTATGAGTAAAAGTATTGAATTTGGAGCAGAAGCTCGTAAAAAATTAGTCAAAGGAATAGACACTGTAGCTGATGCTGTTATATCAACATTAGGACCAAATGGTAGAAATGTTGTATATGTAGATCAAGGATCTGTCCACTCAACTAAAGATGGAGTCTCAGTAGCTAGACAAATTAATAAATTAGAAGACCCAATTGAAGATTTAGGTGCCCAATTGCTTAAACAAGCAGCTATAAAAACTGCTGACCATGCTGGTGATGGGACAACTACCTCAACTTTACTAGCACGTGAATTAGTAAAAGGTGGTTTAAATCGTTTAAATGATGGAGCTAATGCTGTTGAAATTAAACGAGGTATTGATGCTGGTGTAAAACAAGTACTTGAATCACTTAAAAAGGGATCTGAAAAAATTTCCTCAGAAGAACAATTACAACAAATAGCTACAGTTTCAGCTAATAATGATGAAGAAGTAGGTAAATTAATTTCTCGAGCAATGGAAAAAGTTGGTAGAGAAGGAGTTGTTTACATTGAGGAATCAAAAACTGATGAAACATATCTTGAAGTAGTTGAAGGTTGTCAATTTGATAGAGGTTATAAATCACCTTATTTTGTTACAAATAACAACACAATGTCAACATTGCTTAAAGATTGTTATGTTTTAATTGCAAATCACAGATTTACACAAGTAAAAGAATTACTTCCTATCCTAGAAGGTGTATCTAATAAAGGTAAATCTCTTTTAGTTATTGCTGAAGACATAGATGGTGAAGCTTTAGCTACACTTATTGTAAATAAAATGAGAGGTACTTTAAAAGTAGCAGCAGTTAAAGCTCCTGACTTTGGAGAACGAAGAAAACTTATCTTAGATGATATAGCTGTATTAACAGGTGGAACTGTATTTGATAAGGAAAAAGGAATGAAACTTGAAAAGTTTAATTGGGAGTGGTTTGGTGAAGCAAAAACAGTAACTGTAACTAAAGAAAAAACTACAATTGTAGATGGTAAAGGTACTGAAGAAGCAATTACTAAAAGAGCTGAAGAATTAGAAGAACAAATTCGTAAAGCAGAAACACCATTTGAAATGGAAAAACTGCAAGAAAGATTATCTAAATTTGTAGGTGGAGTTGCTCTTGTTCATGTTGGTGGAAGTACTGAAACTGAAATGAAAGAGAAAAAAGATAGAGTTGATGATGCTTTACACGCTACACAATGTGCTTTAGCAGATGGTATAGTCCCAGGTGGTGGAATTGCTTTATTATATGCACGTAAAAATATTTTAGATAATATTAATAATCAAGATGATAGATCTGAGGATTTTAAATATGGTCAAAAAATAGTATATGATGCTTGTGGTAAACCATTCGAATGTATTTTAACAAATGCTGGGTACTCTGAAGCAGATGCTAAAATGGTTGAAATGGGTGATTTAAAAAATAAAAAAGGCTTTACAGGATACAACTTAAAAACAAATTCAGTTGTTAATATGAAAAAAGCTGGTATTATTGATCCACATAAAGTTACTAAAAATACTTTACTTAATGCTGCTTCAATTGCTGGAACTATATTATTAACTGAATGTACAGTTGTTGATAACCCAGAAGATAAGGATAAAAGTGATGATTCATTCAATCCAATGATGATGTAATGGAAACACAAATTGTAGAAACAAACCAACTAATAGCCCAACGTGTCCCTCCAGGGGACAATTGGGTTCTAGTTAAGCGATATAATCTTTATGGTGATCCAGTATAGCAATATTTTTTAATATATTTATAATAAAAAATAATATGGATAACTTTAATTTAAAAAAATATTTAGCAGAAAATAAGTTATTAAAAGAAACAATTGATTCTAACGAAATGGATGATATTCCTTCTATTCAAATAGATTTAATTGATGATGGAACTGAAGATTCACCTGAAGCTTTTTTTAAAATGAGTGCTATGTACCATAGTGGGAATAATGGAAAAATGGATATATTAAAAAATAATCCTGTATTAGCAAAATCTGTTATTG